AAACTCAATGGTGCTCTTGGTAGAACGCTCCAAAAAGAAACAAAAGACCTTATTAGAAGTAATAAAGCTGATAGACTTCACACTAAAAGAGTTCAAGCTCCCTGACACAGACCCATTAACTACGAAGCTCTGGGTGATCAGGGGCCTTATGTGCATAGAATGTGGACAAATCCTGGCCGCTAAACAATGGCTTACAAAAGCATGGGATAACAATAAGAACCCTGAAGCAGGGGTAAACTTGGCAGAAGTCTATATGAGAGAAAAGAACATCGATAAAGCCCTGGAAATCCTAACCGAGATGGAAAAGATAGAAACCTTCGAGGTAAGAAATATGCCTTTCAATCAAAAAGAGATAGAAACTTTAATGCTCTATAAACTAGGAGACTGTTACTCAACCAAAAAAGACTGGAAGAAAGCAGAGGAAGCTTATAGGCAATGTATGTATGTAGACCCCAGGCACTTATTATCGAGTGATAGGTTATGTCAAATTCTTAGAAACTCTAACAGGATAGGAGAAGCCAACCTAATAACGGTGAACTTAATCAACAAGTTTCCTGGCTATTTTTCAGGGTGGTTCAATCTTAGTCAGTTTGAGATTTTAAACAAACGCTGGATAACCGCGGAGCTATTCTTAAAGAAGTGTTTAGAGATTAACCCTAATTTCAAAGAGGCGCAGGTAAACCTAGACAGTGTTAAGCAAATGACAGGAGCCAAGAAATGATAATCAAAAAGAAAAAAGAGTTCTCCTCATCAGGTGTTCCTACTCTAATCCCGTTTGAGTTAATAGAAGTATCAGCCCAGAGAGATAGAGTCTTAAAGCTAAAAGCAGAGCTGGAGATACAAACTAAAGACCGCTGGTTCTTGGTCAATAAATACAAAGAGATAGAAAGTGCTATCAATCACTTAAAGCACTTGCAATCCATAATCCATATAGCATTATTAAAACATAATATGGAAGGGCGGGTATAAACTTGCCCAATCTATTAGCTTTCAATGAAATAAGAGTGAGCTTCAAACAGAAGTTTATACTCGACTGTTATAAGAAGCAGTTTTTAGACAAGCATGAGCTTGCAATTCTCCGCGAAGAATTAACCAAAATCGAGGTAATAGAAAATCAGCTCTCCCACGTAAAATCCATCGTCTATAAAACCCTATCTTTAAATTCCTTTCAACCAAAATCAAATTTGACAATATAGGCGTTTATTAGTATACTTTATAATAGATATATAATTAGGGGATACTATGGGAAGAGGCAGGCCTACCAAATATAAACCTGAATACTGTAAGAAAATCATAGAGTATTTTGAGATAGAACCTTATCGCGAAAGAGAAGTAACTCATAGAAAGAAAAACGGTGATGAGTGGACTACGCATGAGGATGTAGCAAATGACCTTCCTTTTATTTCTGGCTTTGCACATAAAATAGGTGTAAATACAGATAGTATAAATGCTTGGAGCAAAAAATACCCTGAATTTTCCGAAGCCTTAAAAAAGGCAAAAGAATTACAGCATAACATCTTAGCAACTAATGGGTTAAGAGGATTATATCAAGTAGCTTTTGCTATATTCACTGCTAAAAATATTACTCCTTGGAGAGATGTTGCTGATGAAAAGAAAGGGATAAGCATTGCAATCGTCATTGATCAAAGACCCAGAACTGAAAGTAACAATTCCGACAGCCGAATACACATCAACAGAACATTTGCATCAGAACAAAGCCAGGCTGTCTGAAAAGAGATTTAATACTATCTGCTGGCATAGAAGGGCCAGAAAGACTACAATGGGCCTAAATAAGTTAATTCAGGCCTGTTGCTCAGTAAAAAACACGACCTTCGGATATGTAGCGCCCACCTATACGCAAGCCAAATCAATCGCAGTAGTAGACCCAATGATGTTAAAGCGGTACTTACCGAAAGAGGTGTGCAAAAAACCTTTTAATGAGAGTGAACTGCGTCAGGAGTTTATAACAGGCTCAGTCTTAGAAATCAAAGGCGCTGATAAGCCTGACTCATTAAGAGGCGTTGGCTGGAAAGGTGTAGTTCTTGAAGAGTGGGCTATGATGCGACATGGGCGCACGATCTGGGAAGAAATACTTGAACCAATCCTAAGAGAGAATAAAGGCTGGGCCATGTTCGTATTTCCTCCTAAAGGCAAAAACTTCGCTTATGAATACTTCGAAAGAGCTAAGACTGATACATCAGGCGATTGGGGATGGAGCTACCTAAAGGCTTCACAATCTGGAATCATACCTACCGATGAGCTATTAAAGGCTAAAGAAAGCATGCCAGAGCGGTTATTTATGCAAGAGTTCGAGTGCGATTTCTTAGAAGGTGCCTCAAGCGTGTTTCATGACGTAGATTACTGCGTATCAGGTAAACTAGAGCCTCCTATCCCTGGACGCAAGTATGTAATGGGCGTAGACTTAGGCAGGACTAATGACTTCACAGTATTAACTGTAATGGACATAGGCACTTCCAAAGTCGTGGCTCATAAGAGAATGACTGAAACCTCCTGGAGCGTACAGAAAGAACAAATCGTCCTATTGGCTAAGAGATATAATAACGCTCAAATCTTAATAGACGCAACAGGTTTTTCAGCCGGGAGTGTGATAGCGGAAGATTTAAAGAATGAACCGATAGTAAAAGACTTAGAGATGTGCGCGCTTTCAGTAATTCCATTCAAATTTAACAATCAGAATAAGAAAGCCATGGTAGAGAAGCTTATAGTCTCAATAGAACAAAGGTTAATATCCTTCCCACTTATCGAGGAGCTTGTATCAGAGCTTAAAGCGTTCACATATGAAGTAACTCAATACGGAAACACACGTTATACAGCCCCTGAAGGCTTACATGATGACTGTGTAACCAGTCTAGGGCTTGCGGTCTGGGGATTAGGAAGCTATGTATATGCTCCCTTAGCGCGCCCAAAGAAGAAAACCAAACCTGAACGAGTAGTAGCATGGGGGAATATATGAAATTAAAGACAGACCCAAAAATCAGCGTAGATGTAGCCCAGGCTAAAACGATAGCTGAGGTTATCTGCGCTGAAATCAAAGGCTCCAGGGAGAAGAATAAACACAGATATGACCTAGCGGCCAGGTGTGAAAGGCAATACTCACAGATAACCAAGTGGATGGCTATAAACAAAGTCTGTGAGAAGCCATGGAAGGGAGCGGCTGACTTCTTCGTTCCCATGACCGAGTGGACGATAGACGCGGTCCATGCAAGGGAAATGAATACTCTATTCTCTCAAGAGCCTTACATGACAGCAAAGGGTGTGGAGAGTGGTGATATAGATAAAGCCCCTGGGGTAACTGACTTTGTAGATACCGTCTTTAGGGAAATCGTTAAACTAAGGCAAAACGTAGACTATTTTATAAAACAGAAGAAAAAGCTCCCATTCGCAGTGTGTAAGTATGACTGGGTGCAGGACTTCGAGCCACAGATAGTAAAAGAGCAAGCTGTTAAGTTCGTAAGTCCAGAGGGTAAAGAGGAGTTCCTGTTACCTGATGACCCAGAAGGGGATGTGAAAGCCGCTGAGTTCGCCATGAAAGGAATGGAGCCTCAAGGGCAGGAAGATGTCTGGGTGCTTAAAGATACAGAAATTTCTAATGCTCCGCAATTACAATATATAAACTTCGAGGATTATGTTTACTCTCCTCATGCCAAGAGAAATAACCGTTTATACTGGGAGGGCGATAGATTTTACATGACTCCTAATGACATGAAACTAAGGAGCTTACAGAAGAAGTTTAGAAAAGACGGTGTGGATGATGTTCTTAAAGAAGTCAACATGGGTGATATGTCAGGCTCCGAGAAGGTAATAGCGGAACGTCAAGCCTTACGGGAATGTTACTGGTGGTATGGAAGGTTCCCTTTCAATAAGAATAATGAGATAGATCTCCAGTCCTCGGAAGCGATAGAACAAGAGGTAATCTGTATCGTGGACATGAAGTGCAAAGCGTTACTGTTCATCTCTCACTGGGACAAGGGGCGTTTACCATGGACAGGGGATAGCTCATCCTCAAGAGTCTATATACGAGGTGAGTTTGAACAGACAGAGCATTTCGAGGGGAGGAGCCTTGTCGAGAAGCTTTACCAGACACAGAAATACCTTAATGAGTTTTATAATACACTCTTAAACAACGCCTGGTTTAGCATGCTGAAGATATTTATTAAGAAGCGCAGTATGACAGGTGAAGAGTGGGAGAAACCAGAAGCGTATCCTGGAGCAATGTGGGAAGAAGATACCACAGGAGATATTAGAGTCCTCGATATTGGGGATGTAAAATCTATAGGGTTAGAGGTTCAGCAGTCTCTTTTAGGCTTCGCTGAGAGGATGTCTAATATCTCCCTTCCCCAGACAGGAGCTTCCGCAAAGACTGGCCCGCAGAAGACTAAGGGTGAGATAATAGCGGTTATCCAAGAGGGCAACATAGGACTGGATAAGATAATACAAGATGACCATGAAATCCTTAGAACTATATGTAAATGGACAGTAGATTATTACTTCGAGCGCATGCCTCCTGGGATGGAACGCAGGATACGAGGAGACAATGGAGATTTAATCTTCCCGACTGAAGATAACTTAGGGCAATATGAAAAGCAACAGGTCAATCCTTACTGGGAAAAAGACGACCTCGCTGGACAGTTCGACTTTACATGGAATGGCACGTCATTAAGTTCGTCTAAAGAACTTAACATCGCTGTATCGAATGATTTAATGGAAAAGTACCTACCGCAACCCATGGTTCAAGGCTCACTCTTAGCTACGTGGGATATTCTTAGGCGTGGCTTAGAAGCCAGAGGTATCAAGGACTGGAAGAATATCTTGCCTCCAAAGGAAGCGATAGTAGCGGAGATGAAGAAGATGGCTACTGAAGAACAGGTAAGAGAAAAGCGTAATATGATGGGGTCAACGGAGTCAAGGGTAATTCAAAAACTAGGTGAGAAGGGAGTTCCTCAAGACCAAGCGGCGCAACTCGTACAAAAGCAGGTGAAGAATGTTTCAAGCCCTACTAGATAAGTTAAAACTAAGGCGTAAGAACAAGCCTAAGACTGATGAAGAGATCAAGAAAGCCAAAGCTAAGGCTTTAGAAGACGCCTTTATAAAAGCAGGTAGGCTAAAAACGCTCCTAAATAAGTCAGTAGGCTGGACAGAGTTTGTAGAGATAATAGAGGAGTTCATCGAGCGTTGTTACATACAGAAGTTAGAGACAAACTTTAAAGAAATAATGCTCTTACCTAAAGATAGTAGAAACAAGGCCTTAAAAGAACTGATGTTGTTAGATGAGGATATAATTATTTTAAGGCGTATGATCAATGCCCCTAAGAGATTTATTACAGGGTTAGAGTCTAGAGAAAAACAAGGAGGGGTAGATGAGTAAACTTATGGACATGGGTTATAAGATGAAGAATGATCACGCAGTACCAACGCCTAGCAAACCTGGAGGTGATAATAAAATAAACTACCCGTCTTTACACCTTTATGATAAGGTTCCACCTGACCTTATGAAAAAGGAAATCGGTGCAAAGTGTAGAGTAGAGATAGTCGGAAAGATAATCTCTAAAGGAATAAGTGAATCGGGCCAGAATAAGAACGAGAATCTTACCATTGAAATAGAAAAGATGGGCTACATAGGGCCTGCCGGTAAGAAGACCAAAGAAGAGTACCTTAATAGCTCTAAAGAAGATCGCGAATCGTACGATAAAGAAGATCTTAAAGTAGATGAGGAAGACTAATGACAAAACCTAGATCTGAAAAACTAAAGAAAGAAGCAGAACGAGCCGCGTATAAGATGAAGGTTACCCCAGAGTCAGCTAAAGAAGGTAGGGTATTTATATACGACAAGCCTGGGGATTATACAGAGCAGGATTATGAACCAGAAGAGGTCATGCCTTATACCGATACGACTCCTGATGTCTTAAAAAAGGAATTTCGCAATAGATTAAGATACGAGGGAGTAGACGCGAACCCTGCGTCCCCAGGGATACTTGGTAGAATAGGGCCAGTAGATTTAAAAGCTGGAGTGGATATAAACCCAAAACACCCAAAGAAGTCAGTCTTAGGCGTAAAAGGGAGAATGGCGTTTTGATAATAGGATTATTCTTAACTCTAATGATAGTATTCACAATCTCAGACACAACAGACAGGAAAATCCCTAACTGGATAGTATTACCCGCTATTTTAATAGGGTGCTACTTAACAAAGAATATAGTCCCTGCTCTAGTGATGCTTTTAATCGGCATAGCGTTATTCGGATTTGAATGGAAATGCCCTCATTGTGGGTACAAAGAGAAACATAAAACAGCCCTGAGCTTCTGGCGCGGTGGTGATGTAAAGCTGGTAACTATGGCAGGAGCGTTTATCGGTATTCTGGCCCTCCCAACGGTAGTAATATCAATACTGGGAGTTTATTTATATAGAAGTTTCAGGAACATTCACGGTGGCTTACCTTATGCACCGTTTTTGTTTATA